AGGAAAAGTTATCCCCTTTACCGGCGTTACTAAGCTTGACTTTGACCCCGATCTGCTGCTTGAGAATTATAAGGGGAAATTCGAAGGTTTTATTATCGCTGGGTACAGCAAGGATGGAGAAGAGATTTTCGCTTCTTCGTACGCAGACGGCGGCACGGTTTTATGGCTCATGGAAAGATTTAAGCAAAAGCTAATGAAAGTAACGGAAGAGGAACTGGAGTAATCATGGAATTTCTCCATCACCGCCGCTTCCTGGTCTTTGCCGAAACTCGCTGCATTTTTTGTAATGCTAGGGGCTGCTCCATCTTTCCCAACATCTATGATGGCTATCTGGATTGCGTTAGATGCCAAAAGATGGGAGCCGACCCGATAGCCTACTGGAACGGCTGGGATTACTCGATTCATGGGGGGCCGGTCATGTTTGCCTTGGCGGAGATTGAAGGGCAGGTGAAGGAGGCGAATGCTTTGGTGCGGCGGGAGCGGTTGGGGGTGGTGAGATAGTCCATGTTCACTAAACAACAAATAATTCAAAGTGAAATCATAAACAATCTTATATGGTTGGCCGAAAATGGGGCCATTATCCTACCATGACACCCCAAGAAAAATTACAATTAGTACAACTTATACAGTCTATTTCCTGGAGATTTTCATTAGACCAATTTGAAACCGCCGCCCTCGAACGCCTCCTAAAGGCCCTGGATCAGGCCAATTCCGAAATCCTGACCATGATTGAAGCTAGGGCGGCGGCGTTGCCGTCTTGGAGCGAAGAGCGGGCTTTGGCCCTCCTGGATGAATACTCAGACCTTCAGCTTGCTATCAAATCGCATTTGGGCATGGGCATTGCCGAGATTACCGGGGTAGCCGGGGCAAATTCTTATCTTGTGCACAATGATATATTAAGCTTTTCCGGTTTGGCCAAGGACTTCAATAATGTTTCCCTGACCGCGGCGCAGCTTCAGCAAATGGCCCAGGAAATGCCTGTCGGCGGGCGTCTGCTCTCGGAGTGGGTTGAATCCGCTTTTGATACCGCCTTTGTGCGCCAAGAAATCATGACCGGGATGTTGAAAGGCGAGGGGTATCCGGCCCTGGTGCGTCGGCTGCTTCAGGAATGGGACATGACCCGCGAGGATGCCACCCTTATCGCCAGGTCCTACGTTCAAGCTGTCAACGTACATGCCGCCCATGATGTTGCCACAGCCAACAAGGAGATTATGCGCGGGTGGAAGTGGCAATCAGCCGCAGAGAACGGGGCCTATTACACCAAGAGCGGCAAGGGGAGGGGGCGAGGGGTATGCCTCACCTGTTTGGCGCTAGATGCCCGGGATGAAGTTTATCCGCTGAATGGCGGGCCGGAAATCCCCGCGCACCCGAATTGCCGCTGCAACCGACAGTATATCACCAAATCCTGGCGTGAACTCGGCATCCCGATTGACGAAATCGAAAAGGCGGCGAGGCCTTACACGCTGCGCGGCAAAGGGATTGATCCGGAAACCGGCGAAATTGTTCCCCTCAAAATAGGCACGGGGGGGAGGCCGATCTTAGACGTGGGGCATTTCCTTGGCGATTATGAAGATTTTTTTAAGTTACTCTCCCCCGCCATCCAGAAACAGACCATCGGTCCCCGCCGCCTGGAGCTTTACAATAGCGGCAAGATTAAGGGTCTAGGGGATTTGGTGACTATCGAAATGGGGAAGGCGAGGTTATTGCTTTTAAAGGAACTTCAATAGAAGGGAGAAACCAGAATGTTTCATGGTCTAACTTGGTTCGGGATTCCATTAGAATATTTCCTGAGAATGAGCGAAGTTCTTTTTATCATCAGCGTTGTAGTGGGCACGGCTACTTTTATTGTGCAAAAAATGATAGGAAGGTAGCCCTTGGCCCCCAAGCGCCCCTTCTCAGAGCAAGCCACGGACCTGGTGACCAGCATCTATGACCGGATCATGGGATGCAAGGAAGAGAAGTTGACGGGGGAGCTGGTGTTTCGGGTTTTCTTCTCCCAGGGAGGCATTGGCCAAGTGCAGGTGGAGAGAAAAGAAAACATATCGCTTCCTGGGAAGGGGTGATGGGGGGTGTCTGGATTCTTGTTCAATGAACGAGATATTACAAATAATCAGGAGGGCTTATGGGTCAACTTGAAACCATGCGGCAAAAGGATATGGATTTTTCCGGAAAGAGGTTGAGAAGCTTCAACAAATTGCTAACCCTGACCTCACATTCAAGACCTTCCCTCAAGAGGACTTGAATTTTTCCAAAAGGTTGACCGTCTTAGAGGAAAAGGTTGACTGCATTTTGGCCCGACTGGAAAACATCTTCGGCGATGCTATTTTGATTAACGGAAGATTCCAATCCCTGAAGTTACCACAAAAAGGGATTTGAATAAGTTTAAAAGGTTCTCATAATCATCTTTGGACATCGTTATTCTCCTGTGAGATCGATGTCACCTATAAAAGCATTTCTCCCCAGATTTGTCAACTAATAGATTCAATTAAGGCTAATATGTCATCCATAAAGATATAACTACTTGATTTCTTATAGGTTTATAGATTAAAATTATTTCTCCCACCTAGCCTTAGCAGCCTTGCGGGCAATCTCTTTTCGTTCTTCGGGAGTAAGGCTGGCAGCCCTGGCCTTGCCGCCCTTTTTCCCTCCAAGGCGGCCCAAGGCTACGGCGTGGGGGTTCTTCTCGGAAGGTTCTTCGGCGGGTTCGCCCTCTGTGGCGAGGTCAACAATCTTCTTCGCCAACAAATTCAGATCACGAGGGCGCTTCTTTTTCTTGCTTGACTGGTCTTGCATAGCTTGATTATGCCAAAACTACAGTAAAAATCAAGGCCCAGAAATTTCAAAATGATACACTGCCACAAAAAGAAAATTCTTGACAAAAACGCAAGAAATGTGCCTTAGTAAAAATATCTACGCCACCTTGAATGACGACCTGGCTCTGTCAAACCAGAGTGAAAGGCGTCGGCCAATGTGACCGGGCTGCATTTAAGGCCAGAAGGCGTAGACATTTAAAGATTATTAATCGGGTTACTGATTGACCCTGCCTTCCATGTGCAGGGTACCAAAAGGCCCCGGCTCAGTTCCTTAACCGGAACGGGTCGGGGCCTTTTTTTTATTTTCGGCAATACTGGGGCGGAAACCCCGACATTTTTAGGCCGGAAGGCCCAAACCCAAGGAGAGCGGAAGCTCATGAAACTAAAACTAGATACATCAGGAACTGCGGTGCTTCAAGACGGCCTGCCGATTTACGTCCATGACGACGGGAAGGAAATTCCGTTCGACGCACCGGCGGCCATGGCCAAGATCGGCGAATTGAACAAGGAAAACAAAGGGCACCGGGAACGGGCAGAGAAGGCGGAAGCCTCCCTGAAGGTCTTCGAGGGCCTGAACCCCGAAGCGGCCCGGACTGCCTTGGCCACGGTCAAGAGCCTCGATGACAAGAAGCTCATCGATGCCGGGAAGGTGGATGAGGTGGTCGCCGAAGGCACCAAAGCCTGGCGGATCAAACTCGAAGAGCAAGACAAAGCTTACAAAATCAAGCTCGAAGAGAAGGATCGGACCATTCAAGACCGGGATGCCCAGATTTACTCCCTGATGGTCACTGGTCAATTCGCCAGTTCCAAGTTCATCGCTGACAAGATCGCCGTACCCGTGGGCATGATGGAAGCCACTTTTGGCCGCTCATTCAAGGTGGAAGACGGCAAGGTGGTGGCCTATGGTCCCGACGGCAACAAGATATACAGCCGTCAACGCCCCGGCGACCTGGCCAATTTCGATGAAGCCCTGGACATCCTGGTGGAATCCTATCCGGACAAGGAACGAATCCTGAAGGGTACGGGAAATTCCGGAGCAGCCACTTCTCCGTCAGGTGGGGGCGGCAAGTCCGGGGTTGACCTTTCCAAACTGTCTCCCGTGGAGCGCCTGAAAGCGGCGCGGTCAGCGGGGGCCACGACTTAAAGAATGAGGTAAAAAACCATGGCTTTAACTCTCGTTGAAGCATCGAAACAAGCGGCCAATAACGGGGCGCAACTGCGTTCGGCTATCATCGAACTTTATGCCCGGAGTTCCGATATCCTTATGGTTCTGCCCTTCGAAACTATCCAGGGCAATGCTCTGAAATACAACCGGGAAGAAACCCTTCCCGGCGTCGGTTTCCGGGGCGTGAACGAGGCTTACACGGAATCGACCGGGATTCTCAACCCCGTGGTGGAGCCTCTGGTAATTGCCGGCGGCGATCTGGATGTGGATAAATTCATCCTGGACACCATGGGGGCCGATCAGCGGGCCGTGCAGGAGGCCATGAAGGTCAAGGCCCTGGCGCTGCGATGGACCCTGGCCTTTCTCAAGGGCGATTCCGCGGCCGTCTCCAAGGAGTTTGACGGCCTCCAGGTGCGTTTGACCGGCACACAGCTTATTGATGCCGGGTCCAGCGCCGGTGGCGATGCCCTGAGCTTGGCGAAACTAGATCAGGTTATCGATGCTGTGCAATCGCCAACACATCTGGTCATGAACAAAACCATGCGTCGGCGGCTTTCGGCTGCCGCCCGGGTGACCACCGTGGGCGGTTTCATCACCTGGGATAAGGATGAGTTCGGTCGGGGCATCGCACGCTATGCGGATTTGCCTATTCTCATCGCCGATGAGGACAACACCGGCTCTCAGATTCTGCCTTTTACCGAAGCCGATTTGGGCGGCGGTGCTGATGTTTGCACCTCCATCTACTGCGTCTCCTTCGGCGAGGGTATGCTGACCGGTATTCAATCCAGTGAAGTGCAGGTGCGTGATCTTGGAGAGATGCAGAGCAAGCCGGTCTTGCGGACCCGGGTGGAATGGTACTGCGGCATCGCCGCGTTTCACGGAAAATGCGCCGCCCGGCTGCGGGGCATCAAAGACGCCGAAGTAGTGGTGTAAGGAGGCAACCATGGGCACCGGTGCTAAAGTCCGGTTCAATGCATGTTTTGACTCCCTGCTGCAACTTAAAGACGCGGGGCTTATCGACGCTGACGCCGCCTGCCAGGTGGCCAGCGCAGACCAAATTCTTAACGTGGGCACGGGGCTATTCGAAGGCAAGGCCATCATCGATGTATCGGCGATAGAAATCGCCGACGACGATGAAGTCTATAAAATCAGTATCCAGGGGTCTTCGAGCGCCACATTCGCTTCGGATATTGTTGACCTCAGTATCCTGGAGCTGGGCGCATTGGAAGCCATCGGCGGTGATGTGGACTCCACCACAGGGCGGTATGTGCTGCCGTTCTCCAATGAGAAGAACGGCGTCTATTATCAGTACATCCGGGGCTATGTTGACGTGACCGGCACCATCGCCACCGGGATCAACTTCACTGCCTGGGTTGCCCCGAATCAATAAGAAAGATCGAAGGGGGCGGGGCATCCCGCCCTTTTCGTATCTTAAGGAAATTATATGAACGAAAAGCCAAAGGACCTATCCGGCCAAATCAATGAACGGGGAAAAATCACTCTTGAGCATATCAGGACCGGGAAGCTGTCTGAATTCTTCCCGGTAGATGCAAGAGAAGCCGTGTCCCTTGGATTCTGGCAACTGCCCGGCGGGGAAGCCATGCCGGAGGTAGAGAAGCCCAAACCCAAAATGGAACCTGACAAGATGTTTGTCCCGGGGCAGGGTGATCCAAAGCCGGTTTCGGCCTTCACAACGGGGCCGGATCGTGTTGACCTCAAAGCGAAATCGATGCATGGGCAAGGCAGAAATAGGAGAACTTCCTCATGATCCAGATGTTTGCCCACAATTATGGGTTTTGTTTAGCATCGGATACCAAGCCCTCTCCCGGGGTCCCGGGCATAATGCTCCAGGAGATTGACACTGGGAAAACCTATCTCTGCACTGCTACCGGCTGGCTCGAATTAACCAATCTGGCCGTGGTCAATATCACCCGGTTGATTCAGGTGGAAGATCATGCCGTTGCCATCACCATTGTTGACCCGGGGGTGTCACAAACCGACGCTATTACCATAAATGGGGTGGCCTGTGAATTCGTTTCCGATGCGACGCCCACCAAACAGGAAGTCAGCAATGGCCTGATTGCTGCAATCCAGGCCAGCGCCCAGGCGGGAAACGTGGTGGTGTCCCAAGGGGCTGGGCCGAATTATGATGTGATCATTAAAACGGCCAACGCCCTCAATCCTACTATCGCGGTCAGCGCCAATCTTGCCGATACTCCCTCCGATGGTTACGCCCGAATTAATGGGGCCACCGGCGCTCGCTTGGAAGCCATTATTCTGGACGCCAACCTAACCGGCACTATGACTCTGGCCGACGCCGGAACGGTTAAAACTATCCTCCCGGTGGGAACTCTCAAGGGCTTCCCCGAATTAAAGTTCTACAGCGCCACCTTCTCTACC